ATGACATAATAGATATAGATGAAGAATCAGATTGAGTTGCCATATGATTTTATACCCAGAGATTACCAAATGTCTCTCTGGAAGTATCTTGAGTCAGGAGGTCGAAAGGCGTGTGTAGTATGGCACAGGAGGGCAGGAAAAGATTTATTCGCAATAAACCGTATAGCTTGCGCTAGCCAAGAGAGAGTTGGTACGTATTGGCATGTCTTACCGACATACAATCAGGGGCGTAAGATTGTTTGGGACGGTTCAACCAAGGACGGACGGAAGTTTCTTGATCACTTCCCGAAGGACTTAATTGCGAGTAAAAACAACACCGATATGCGTATTACCTTCAAGAACGGCAGTGTGTATCAAGTTGTTGGAGCTGACGACCCTGACCGATTGGTTGGGGCGAATCCAGTAGGGGTCGTCTTCTCCGAGTACAGTTTGATGGACCCCAAAGTGTACACATTAATCCAACCGATCTTGAGTGAGAACGAAGGATGGTGTTTATTTATATTTACCCCACGGGGAAAGAATCATGGATGGAAACTCATGGAAGTGGCGAAGGAAAGCCCTAATTGGTATGGTGAAGTGTTGGGTGTTGATACTACTGGCGCTGTACCACTTGCAAGAATTGACGAAGACAGGGAGGCAGGCATGCCCGAAGAGATGGTCAAGCAGGAGTATTACTGTAGTTTCGAGGCTCCGATCGTTGGAGCGTACTATGCCAATCAAATGATGTACATTCAGGAGAAAGGGCAGATTACAAATGTACCATGGGAGCCGACATTAGACGTTCATACGGCATGGGACTTGGGGGTAAGTGACTCAACTTGCATATGGTTCTACCAGCAAGTGAACAAGGAGATCCGTGTAATAGATTACTACGAAGCTTCAGGCGAAGGCCTAAGTCACTATATCAAGATGTTAGGAGGCAAGCCCTATAGTTACGGGGATCATTTTGCACCGCATGATATAGCTGTTAGGGAGCTAGGCTCAGGAAAATCGCGTCTTGAAACTGCGCGTTCTCTTGGCATCCGCTTTAGGGTGGTTCAAAGGCACGAAGTGATGGACGGGATAGAATCAGTAAGAAATATATTACCGAAGTGTTGGTTTGATAAGGAAGCTACCGACAGGGGGTTACAGTGTTTAAGGAGTTACAGAAAGGAGTGGGATGAAAAAAACCAAACTTACGCGGAGCGCCCTAAACACGACTGGGCTTCTCATGGTGCGGATGCTTTTCGTTACTTAGCGTGGGGTTTTAGGGGAGCGAAGAAAAAGAGATCTGATTTCCAAGAAAAAGCACTTGACGACTATAATATCTTCGCTTAACCATTTACGATTATGCCAATATACAATGCACTAATACAGGAGATTCCCACTCAAGCGGAGCAGGAGAAAGCCTTTAAGGCAGGAAAAGTAATTCCTCAAGCAAAAGCAGTAGTTGAAGGATCTAAATTAACCTTTAAGGAATTGGAGCTAGCTTTGGAGCGCGGACTTAAGGCTAGTGTTATTCCTCGTAAGAAAAAAGCGCCAGCTAAGAAAGTGGCTAAGAAGAAAGCTAAGAAGTAAGATGCCATACGGAAAAGGAACTTACGGAAGCAAAAAAGGTAGACCACCAAAGAAAGGTAAGAAATGAGTTCATTACTAGAATCTATTAAAGATGGTGGGGGAGGTCATGCAATAGTAGCCTCTGGAGCTGTGACAGTTCCTTCTAATTCTAAAGTTATAGCTTACACTTCTTTTCACGATACAGCTACTGTTACGACAACTGGCACCAACTTTGTTATTTCTGGAAAAGCTATACCTAAAGGAATTACCATTTTCGGTAGGTGGGATTCATTAACAGGGAACACAGCTGATCAAGGCATAGCCTATTTTGGCTAATGAACCTTTCTCTTGGCTCTTCTCTTGGATCGGTTGCTGTAGCTAGTCCAGCAAGTGCGCCTCCATTTAATACCTATAGCCTTGATTTCGATGGCACAAATGATTATTTATCAACTAGCTTAGTTACCGACACTTACAGCTTCAAAAACGGCTTTACTACAAGCCTCTGGGTTAAGTTAGACGATGTTAGCACCACTCAAGACTTTTTCGGACGCTATGGTAATTCTACTGGTAGGTTCTACTTTGGTATATCAGGAACCAAAGTTCGTGCGGCAATAGGCACATCTTACGATACATCTACATTGTCTCACGGAATGTCTACTGGAACATGGTATCATGTTGCACACACGTTTAGCGGAGGAAGTTCTGGCACATTTACCTACTACCTTAATGGGTCTAGTGTTGGCACTATATCTTTTACTTGGACAACTGATTCAGGTTCTTATGAGCCTATGCACATTGGCGGACTCAAGAATGGGGGTAATGTGCATCAGAACCCGACTAATGGTAAACTAGATGAACTTGCTTTGTATAATTCTGTGCTTTCAGCCAGTGACATAACGGCGATTTATAATAGTGGAGCACCTGCAAATCAAGCTAGTGACTCAGATTTAGTTGCTTATTGGAGGATGGAAGAAGGGAGTGGAACAAGCATAGCTGACAGTTCTGCTAATTCAAATACTGCAACACTTAACAATGGGCCAACTTTTAGCACTGACGTTCCATGAGCCGAACATACGTAATTTTAAACGCTACTGAAGCAGATAGCATTAATTTTAACGATGTGCTAGAGACCTCTTCCAGCACTTTGCGTTGGAATAATCCATCTCAAAGTGTACGCAAAACATTTGTTAAGTACGAGGGTAGCACTCCTTCATGGCTATCGGGTAAAACTACTTACACTGAGGCGCAAATATTACCTATTTTAAATGATCCAGAAGGCGAGTGGTTTATTGAGGACGACTAATTATGTTTCCTCCTGAAGTACTGACGTTTATTGTCACCTTTGTACTTAGGACAGTAGCGGAGAAGTGGCTTTCTTCTGGAGAGGAGAAGGCTAGGGCGAGAGCTATGGAGCTTCAAATGATTGAGCAAGAGCTCAAGGCTCAAAATAGCATTCGTGCTATGATTGATAAAGCTTTGTTTGGTTGGACTATGAGCATCTTAGCATTTATAGCGTTTGGATGCATCATAGGTGTAAGAATAGTAGGTCCATTATTTATTCCAGATATACCAATATTCTACGCTTACCCAGAAGAGACCAGTGGGTTTTTGTTCTTTACAAGCGGAAGTGAGAAAGTCAAGTTTGAGCAGATGCAAGGAATTACATTCCTTCCTTCAGACTCACATATACTATCAGCAATAGCTGGATGCTTTTTTGGAAGAATTAGAAAATGAATGATAAGACTTTACCTGTTTTTGGGCAAATTGGTGGCTATACAGCAGGAGTTTTATCTTGGCTTGAACATGCGGATAATATAGTTGGCTTAATAGGAACTATTTGTGCCGCCTCATTATCAGTGTGGGCATTATATGACAAAATTAAGAAAAGGAAAAGCTAATGGCTAAAGATTTGCAAAACCGAATGGGGCTTACTCGTTTATGGGGATCTGGTGGGTCTAGTAAAGGCAGTGAGTCATCTACAGCGAGTCTTATAACCTCTCTTTTTACTGGGGCAGGGTTAACGCTTAATTATCTTGAGGCCAGAAAGGCAAGGAAAGCTCAAGAAGCACAATTTAATAAGATGAT